TGGCAGACACAGTATTAAACACAACTGTATTTGACGGAGCAAAAAAACTAATCACTCACTACAACGTGGTTTCTGATAACTCAGGAAGCACGACTAAAATAGTTGATGTTTCTACATTAGCATCAAACAATGGTAAAACTTGTAAAACTGTAAGACTTAATAAAGTTAGTTGCAATGTTTCAGTAACGGCACCAGTAGATGCTTTACGTATGGAATGGGATAATTCAGGAACTAATATTGTTTTTCAAACATTAAATGGTGAAATGGAATATGACTATTCATCTTTTGGTGGATTAAAAAATACAGAGGCTAGTGGTTATAGTGGAGATGTTAATATCGTTTTACCAGCTTGCACAGCAGGAGACTCTGGAACAGTCGTTTGTGAATGGATTAAAGTTTACGAATCGTAGGAATTTAAATGGCTAATACTACTTCGGGAACAGCAACGTTCGATAAAACTTTTGCTATTGATGAAATTATAGAAGAAGCTTTTGAACGTATTGGATTAAATTCTGTGGCTGGCTATCAAATGAAGTCAGCCCGAAGATCTCTTAATATCTTATTTCAAGAATGGGGTAATAGAGGTATTCACTATTGGGAAATAGGAGAACTTAATCTTGATTTAATTGAAGGACAAACAGAGTATAAGTTTTTTAGATCAAGTGGTGATGGCACAAGTGCTACTTCTACACCAAATGGTATATACGGAATATCCGATGTCCTTGAAGCACAATTAAGATCTAATAGAACACAAACAACTCAGTCTGATTCACCAATGACAAAAGTTGACAGATCAACTTACGCAGCTTTTTCAAATAAACTTTCTAAAGGTACACCTAATCAATATTGGGTTCAAAGATTTATAGATCATGTAAGTATTAGTATTTATCCTACACCTGATTCAACTAATGCATCTAAAGATATGCATTTTTATTACATAAAAAAAATTCAAGACATAGGAGATTATACAAATGCAACTGATTTACCATTTAGATTTGTGCCTTGTATGGTATCAGGTCTTGCATTTTATTTAGCACAAAAATATCAACCACAAATGGTACAAGCTATGAAACTTTATTATGAAGATGAATTAGCAAGAGCATTAGCGGAGGATGGGTCAGCTTCGAGTACATATATTACTCCTAAAGTTTATTACCCAGGAACATAATGGCAAATTACGCATCAGGTAAACGTTCAAAAGCAATATCAGATAGATCAGGTATGGAATTTCCATACAAAGAAATGGTAAGAGAATGGAATGGATCTCTTGTTCACATATCTGAATTTGAACCAAAACAACCACAATTAGAACCAAAACCACACGGAGCAGATGCTATAGCTTTAAGACATGTAAGAACAGATAGAACAGAACCGGCTACAACGGTTAGAATACCTAACGATGGTTTTGAAACTTATCAAGCAGGTTCTAGAATTATAAATGTTTTTTCTCCAGGTCATGGTTTAGTTAACGGAACAACATATAGGTTTAGAGGTCCACCAACAATTTCTGCAGGTGGAAATACTTTTCAATATTCTAATCCTGAAAGTTTTGATGGAATTACAGGTGTTAATATTGCAAAATCAACAGGCTACGCTATTACAACTGGATTATATAAAAACGATGCACGAGTAACAACAGATTATTCTACGTCTAATTATTTTCATTTTACAGTTGACACAGATACTGCTACAAGTGGTAATATAAAAGGAGGAGGTTACGGTTGTTCTGTTGGACCCGTGACTATTGAAGCATGATAAATAAAATTTGGAATTGGATTAAAAATTTTTTTATACCAGAAAAACAAGATCCACATCTTACTTTGTATGAAGAAGTTAAAAATCACAAAATAGATAAAATAAATAAAAAACATAAAAAAGGATCTGAATAATGGCTGGGTTAAGTGCATCAGGATTAAAAACTCAAATAAGAAGTTATACAGAAACAGACTCTAATGTT